TGGCAGACCCCTCGTTTGATATAGGAACAGGAGTTATAAGTGGAGGTTCAGCATTTGGTAAATCATTAAATGCGCAGAAAAAGATTCACGCAGCACCTTCGTACAGAGAAGCGTTAAAAGTAGCAAAGTCCGCAGCATTACAAGAAATCCCGCTCGCCAATCATGGTATACGTCAGTTTAAAAAGATAACCGGTAAAGAAGCACCAATAAAAGACATTCACAAAGGTGATGTTGTACTTTCTATGAAAGACAATATAGCAAGAAACCTTAATGCTGAACGTTTGGCAAAGCAGGGTAGTTCTGTTGACGAGCTTATAGACCAAGGGTTTGGAGATACTAACTACGTACAATTGTTAAGGAAGGCAACCAAAGAAAACCCAACTACTGCACAACAAGTAGCGTCTGGTTTGTTTAGAAAAAAACTAATGGAGAATACAGACACTGCAAAAATGTTGAGGTCCTATGATGAAACCAGTAAGGTAGTGCAAGAAGCAGTACAATCTAATAATCCTTTAAAAGAGCTGGTTAGGATTAAATCAAGTGGTAAAGCAGGCAGGTTAACTGACTTCACAGGTGCTCAGAAGGCTATTAAAACAGCACTAGAATATAGTGGTGATATAAAAGTAAATGCTTTGCGTAATGTAGATAAACTTTATGCAACTCCAATGTTTTTACGATTGGCACCAGGTGTAAAGGCATTGGATGACATGTCATGGATTACTCGTAATACAATTGTACACAAAAGCAGAATCCCACGCATCAACGCCCTAGCAGCACAAAGCAAAATAGGTAAACTATTTGGTAAGTTAATCAAAGGCCCCATAGAAGATATAAATTTGATTGCTGCACAACGACCAACAACACAGCTTCAATATGATGTTTTTGGAAGAGGACAGCAATACAGTCTAGGTAAAACAGAGAAGGCTTTTGATTTAAGTAACCTGCAATCTAGTCAGATTGATGAAATGGTTGAGGCATTAGATCAACTAGATTTACCACCAACACTAAAATCCAATATCATAGATAACATGGTCAATGAGAAGGTTTTGTTCCAGTCAGATTTTAATCAAATCAGTAATATGAATAAAGATCTTATTGCAAGGTTTGATGATGGTGCAATAACAGTTCAAGATGTTGACCGACTTACAGTACAAAATGCAACTCGGTTATTAGAGGGTAGAGGAACAGTAGGTAGGAATGCTCAAATCAGTTCTATATTTGGTAAGAGGTCATCTGAAACTAGACAGCGACTCATTAATGAAATCAGCGCACCTACACTGCCTACTCAATCATCATTAAACTTTCAGCAAACACGTTTGATAAAAGAGTTCGAGCAGGAAATGGGAACCTTTTCTATTCGTTCTCAAGAACTTTTTGAAACCTTACAGAGTAATAATCCAGAGATTATTAATCGCTATCTGAACAACGTTCCTACCACTCCATTAAATTCACAACAAATACTCGCAATCATGACAACAGGAGAGCGACAATCAACCAACTTAGGAAGGGCAGCACAAGTTGAAGGCATTAATCAGTCAATGATGTATTTATTGAACAATATGTTTATTGCGAAAGGCGGTAGCAAGAATCTAAATGCATCACAAGTTGATAAGGCTAATGGTATATCAGAGTTTACTAGAACTGAAATATGGTCTAGTTTTGGTCGAGATTATATAGATGCACAACTAACAAAAATATCTGGTAGAGTGATGAACAATCCTACCACATACTTTGATGAACTTTCAGAACTTGTAAAAGACCTTAATCGAAGAATACAAGACCCTGATGCTAGATTAGTGGATTTACAAATCCAGACTGAAAAGGGCATAGAAACAATAAGGCAGCCCTTAATTGATGACACATTGGATGCCAAAACTGTATTGCCAGTTACTGAGGAATTATTAAATAAGAATATAGGTACGTTAGGTTTGGCCTCTTATTATGTAGCAGAGTCGGAACGTGTCATATCAAATATAATTGCAAACAATGTGCTTAAAGATTTACCAAAACTTTCAATAAAGAATCTAGTTCCAACTAGTAACATCACACAGAAAAAATTTGAGTCGATGGTAAGAAATGCTGCAACACAAATATACAGCAGCCCGACAGGTGTAGTGAATAAACAAGAACTTTTAAACCTGAATAGAATGAATCAGATGGACGAAGTATTAAAGACGCCTGACATAAAAATAGACGTATACAATGTAGAAAAGAGTGTCGAAGGGATATTGAATAAGTATTTTAGGGAACGAAATAAAATAGCCAAGGTATCTAATAAGCAGTTGCAACGTAACTATAAAAAGATGGCTACCAAACGAGTAAATCAATTAGAAAAGACAATAGATGCAAACCATAAACAGCAGAAGGCATCAACTGTTCAACGCATAGAAAGTCAACGTGAAGCATTGAAAGCAAAAGGAAAGGATGTTCTTAAAGAAGAAAAGAACAAGATGCCTTTTCTAGACCGGTGGACACCAGAAGTCCAACGCATATATAAGACACGTGACACAAAAGTTAACAAGTTAAAAACTAAGAAGCAATCTACAAACGCAATGAAGGTAACTTCAAAAGCAGCTTCTAATCGTAAGGCAAGGTTATTACAATCAATAGACAATGCTATAAAAGATGCTAATCGAACCGCTAACAACAAGATACAAAGAATCATTAGCGAGAAGGGAGAAGTTGGGATTCTGTCAACTAAACTAAGACAGGTGGTTAAGGCTTCTGAGAAGGAAGTTAAAGACTTTAATAAGTTATCAAAAGAATTTATTAGAAGAGAAGAAGCCTCATTAAGACAAGTGAAGGAGGCTGCTATGAAATCTGAGAAGCAGCTGCTTTTAAATAACCAACCTCCTTCACAAGCAATTGTTACCAAAGAAAACATAAAGAATCTTATTGTACGACAATCAGACCAAAGCGTTGAAGACTATATAAAACTGTTGGCATCTAGTACAGGAAGTCCAGTGTTGCATTCTGCGGCAAGAAAAATAAACGCGTTGGATGAATTGTCTGATGCTAGTGCCGTAGTATATGCCGCAGAAGATCAAGCCAATATAATATTAAGAAATAACAATCTTTCAAATGGAATGAAGGGGACTGTTCAATCGATGCAAGAGTCGATTAATAAAATCTTTGGTAAAGGCAATGAAGGGTATGCGGCTGCAATATTTGGGAGAGGTAGGTACGAAGAAATGAAACGACTATATGGGTTGGGAAACCAATCGTGGAAAGAGTCTATCATATCTGCTATTCGACAAGACAAATCTAACGGGGCAATGGAAGCTGTACAAACATTGAATAAAATATTAAATAACGCATTGTATGTTAACTTATTGGGATGGCGTATAGCATCGCATACTCGTAACACAGTTACAGCACCTACCATAGTGTATCAAACAACAGGCGTTTTACTGTCAACAAATAATATAAAGAAGGGGTTTGGAGTGGTTAAAAATGGACAGGCTGTAACCGCTCGTAACTATGGGAAAATTGCAGTTAGGACTCCAAGTGGAGAAGTCTACACAAATGGAGATCTGTTTAAAATACTACAAAAGGCTGGGGTACGAAACCAATTCGAGTTTTTACAAAGTGCCTTGTCTGACAACAGTGCTTTTGTAAAACAACTAAACAGAATGAAAGGAAATACTATAACGGATTTCGTATATAACTTTGTTCGAAGTACTAAGAAGTGGACGGTAGATAAGCCACTATATCTACAAAGTTTAGAAGACTACACTTTTCGTTCTGCTGTTTTGGTAAACGCATTAGAAGAGGGTCGCAGTGTACAAGAAGCGGCTAGCCTTGCTCGTCGATCAATGTTTGACTATGGTGACATTTCCCCAGCACTCCAAAAGGTTTTTCGAACTGCATTAGTCTTTTCATCATTTACATATCAGAACCTTAAAAATGGTTTGTATGCCTTGACCCAACCAAAGGTGTTGATGCGCTATGGTAAAATGATTCGTGCCCATCAATCAGTAAACACAATAATGCGCTCGTTGAATGAAGATAAGCAACTACCCTATCAAATGTATTTTCCAGTATTTGCACAACAAAGAGTCACATACGAACTAAACACATATAATGACCGAACTTCATTTATCATGTCTCCTCCTGTTCCTGCCATAGATAGCATCATTACAATAGCATCAGGGGTTCTGGGTTCTTTAAAAAACATAGATGGTATCGATAGTAAAGATGTTGATGGCATACAATTCTTAGTGAATTTGATTCAACCAATATACAAAGAAATACTACCCTTTAATAGAAAATATGAAAGTGGGCTGGCTAAACCAGAACTAATCACGTTTGTTAGAACTTATAAGGATTTAGAAACACCAGCAGATATAGCCCAATATTTAGAAGAGGCAGCAGGTGGAAGGGTGATACCTCGTCCGGCGAAACCAAATGATAAAAATGTTATTGATGGCTATGTGTATCCACTCTCAGCGGCTCAGCGTAAAAAACTATATCATCAAAGTATGTACACAATTCTAGTACTGACAGGTGTCCAGGCTCAAATAATGGATCATATTCAGTTGTTTGCACCGGAGGGTACAACACATGCCAATCAGAGTTTGGCTGTTCGACTGGGTGATTACCTAGGGTTGTACAGTATTTCGCAAGCAATGCCACAAGATGTTAGAATAGAACGTCAAATGAATTTAGTGTTGTCCGAACTGGATAAAATTAAAAGGAAAGAAGAAACGCTTACAGAAGGCGCAATATTTAGAGATCAACAATTCATATTACCATCGGAGGAAAAATGAATATCAGACACATAGACCATCCAAGTATCAACGATACAAACGTAGCAGCAGTTGCTCAAAACTTTGACGCTACTAAATTTCACAAACACACACTTGTCGTGCCAGAACAGATTGACACATCCGGTAGGTTTCTTGGACGGCCAGAGTCTATCATAGTTCGATGCACTGGGTTGGGTGGTAGCAATACCAGTCTTACAGTCAAGGGTACTTGGGATGCAGCAGGTGACCATGTATGGTTTCCGGATACAGCAGGTACGATTGCCCTTGGAGTAACCACAACCACAACAGGTAGTGCTGCATATGAGTTCAAACTACCAGTACAATCGTATTTTGACAATTCAGATGTATACCTGTTCTTCAAAATAAATGGTTCTGGAAACATTACGATTGACTACTCGCAGATTGTTTGGAGTGAATAATGCCAGTTGCCAGTCCATTTGAAACGGCTGGTGGTGGTGAAGTCAATCTGGAGTATGAAGACATTAGTGCACAGACAGACGGTTCCAGCCAAAGTTTCACAGTAAGCAGTGACTACAAATCGGGTTCATTACAGGTATATTGGAATGGACTCCTCCAACTGTTTACGGACATTGGAGAGTTGTCTGTTACTAATTTTACAACTTCATTTACACCGGCAGGTGATGACTCGCTTGTCGTGATATATATACTTAAATAGGAGCCAACAATGGCAGTTCAAATCTCCAAAGAACAGGTAAAAAACAATGCGATTGATTCAACCAAACTGGATGGGTCAAGTAACTATTCATTCTCGAGTCAGATTCGTTACACGGGTTCTGATACCAACACACAAGCACTCGCAACGCGTGGATACGTAGATTCAGTTGCTGCTGGTCTTGACCCCAAAGACAGTTGTAAAGTTGCTACGACAGCAAACATTACATTGAGTGGAACACAAACGATTGACGGTGTATCTGTTTCTGCTGACGACCGTGTTCTTGTAAAAAATCAATCAACTGCTTCTGAAAACGGTATTTACATTTGTGCTGCTGGTTCATGGTCACGTTCATCGGACATGGCTACTGGTAGTGCTGCTGCTGGTGCTTCAATGTTCATCGAGCAAGGTACTGTCAACGGAGAAATGGGATTTGTTTGTACATCAAACAAAGGTGCAGACGTTGTTGGCACGAATGACTTGACCTTCAGCCAGTACACAGGGGCTTCTAACATTACAGCCGGAGCAGCCCTCAGCAAGACTGGTGACCGTCTCGATGTTGAGGTAGATGGTTCTTCTATCGAAATCTCATCTGATGCTCTTCGTGTGAAGGCTGCTGGTATTACCGATGCCATGTTGGCCGGGTCGATTTCAAACTCAAAATTAACCAACTCTACCATCAGTGGTATTGCTCTTGGTTCTAGTTTGCAAGGCTTGACAGCATCTGCAACAGGTGGTTTAAGCCTCAGTGCTACCTACAATGGTTCTGCTGCTGTATCTGCTAGCATCAACCTGGATGGATCTAGTTTGGTTACAGGGTCTAACGGCCTTAAAGTGAACACTGGTGGTATCTCTACATTGATGCTTGCTGATGATGCTGTGACTGCGGCAAAGTTGGCAGACGCATCGGTAGGAACGGCTGCTCTTGCTGGGACGTCTGTTACTGCTGACAAACTTGCAGACAATGCTGTTACCACAGCAAAGATTTCTGATTCATCAGTTACTGCTGCCAAACTTGCTGGTTCTATTCCAGCCGACAAACTTGTATTGGGCAACGGTGTTGAGAACTCAGGTGGTTCTTTAATCGTATCTCTTGATGGCGGTACGTTGGCTCTTGGTGCTGGTGGTCTTAGTGTTGCTGCTGGTGGGATTGGTGCTACTCAGTTGGCTTCTAATGCTGTTACCCCAGCAAAGATTGCCGCAAATGCAGTAGAGACAGCCAAGATTGCTGATGATGCTGTAACCGCAGCGAAGATTGCTGATGCAGCAATTGACAGTGCTCGCTTAGACAACAATGCTGTTACAACAGCAAAGATTGCCAATGCAAATGTGACTGCTGCCAAGTTGAACTTCATGGCATCGTACGAAACATTGTCTGCTGGTGATGGTTCTGCTACCACATTCGATGCTGGTGCTGCTGCTGATGCTACCATGCTCGGTGGTGCTATCGTATTCCGTAACGGTTTGGCAATGGGGCTTGTTGAGTCTTCTCCATCTGGACAGGACCAATACACATTGTCTGCCACCGGTGGTGCATCTGGACGTCTTCGCGTGACTTTCGGAAGTGCTCCAAATGCAGGCGACCAAATTACAGTAATGTATTTCCAAGTTAGTTGATGATTATTAGGGGGTGCCTTAGTGGGCATCCCCTTCTTTTATGGAGGTAGTATGGAAGGAGAAGTTGTTCAACTCTTAATGAGTGGTGGAGCAAATGTAGCATTTGCTATATTCTTGTACACTCAAAACAAAGACCTTCAACGTAGAGCAGACGACCGAGAAGCGAAGGCGGAAGTTAAAGAACAAGAGTTGCGTGCCAGATATGATGGTGTCATTAAGGACATGCAAGAAAAAGAGGAGACTATCCGCGAAACAATAGTGCAGGAAATGGCAGACCTAGACAAACGGATGTCGTTATTAGAGCAATCTGTTAATGTTATGTCTACAATGATTAGTGAAATAAAAGGGTCATTGATACGAGTAGATAATGCCAACTAGAAAGAAGAGCTCGCCATCAAAGGGAAAACGATTTGTTAAAGTTGTCAAGAATAAGAAGACTGGTCGAACTCGAAAGGTTTCCTATGGGCAGGCAGGCAAGTCGAAGAGTGGCAAGGATCGTATACAACCAGGCACAAAGAAAGGAGACTCCTATTGCGCACGTAGTGCAGGAATCAAGAAGCGATTGTCTCCAAAGAAACGAAGCAACCCAAACAGCCCCAACAACCTATCACGTAAGAAATGGAGATGTCGTGGTAAAAAATCCATGCGTTAGTGTGCATCTTCAATTATATTTATACGTATAATCAACCCCTGTTATGAGGAAAAAATGAATACAGATTTATTAGCCCTTACCCCAGAACTTGTTTTGTTTGTAAAAAAACTTGTCATGCATTCTCGTGGTGGACTGACAAAAGACGAACGACAAGAGTTGGCTGCTGATCTAATCCAGTTGTTATACAAAGTTTTGAAAGAACTAGTTGACATGGATGAAGAGCAACGTTAATTTAAGTTGAACACCAAGTCACGCATTAGGAGTTTAGGGCAGGCCAGCATCTGAACTCCTTTTGTATTTTTTACGCCACCTGGCTTCGACCATTTTCATTTCTTCTAATGAAGTGACGGCCTCGAACATTAACTGTGTAGGACTTCGGTTCTCTTTGTTGGCAATGACAGCGACTAACAGTATGAGATTGCTCATACGTGGTTCATATGCTCCATCTAGGTATTTGCTAATCGTGTTGACGTGTAGGCCTGCCTTGTCCGCCATGTATTGATGGCTGATTGAGTTACGATGCATGGCCTTATTTAACCATGAAGAAAATCCTTTAAGCACCATCACCACCACTAAAAGAAAAGGGTGCGGAACCACCCGCACCCAAACCTACCATGCCAGGAGTACCTAAACATGTACAGGTAGTGTAACTCATTTCGTATTATCGCTCAAGGTTTTGTCCTGTTCTATTAAAACAGAAAATGTTAGATATGGTTGTTCCCATTGATCATTGTATAGGTACTGACACATTCTCAGTAGTAATGGGATAGTGGGAAAACGTTTACCAGCTATCCACTTAGCGATGGTGTCTCTGGAACATTTAATAGCAAGTGCCAACTGACATTTATTCACAGTGGATAATGTTTGGCTGAGTTGTGTTGCAAACAATTTACTTTTCATCTTGTACTCCAAACTCTTTGTCCCAACTGTCCTTGATAGATTTTGCCAGTGCACCGAGGTGTTTGCATTTGCTTCCTCGGTACTGGTGATCAGGACAACTGCACGTGTATCCATTCTTATCAATAACAGCAGTCCATCTAGGGAAATGCCCCACCATGCTACCATCTTGCAGCATGTTGGTTTTCATCTCCTTCATCTTGGTTTCCACACGATCATCATCGAAGAGTCCTTTGAGTCTCCACAGTTCAACAATCTCTTCTATGGTTTCAGTCATGGTCGGCATGGTCTTCTCCTAATGCACCATCCATCCAATCCATTAATGCACCTACGTCTGTGTTCTCATGGTACTTCATTTCATGGTCGAGGTATATTGTAATGTCTAGGTATGGGATGTCATTAACATCGTTTGAAACGTACAGGATGTGTCTATGTCCCCGTTGGCAATAGAATGGATGCATCCATCCCCGTTCACCATTGAAGTTTGGTGGTGTGGTGTCTGGGCAATGTAGCCAACCTAGTCGAGTCAACTCGAGTCCGTATGCTTCAATCTCTATTTCCAGTTGTCGATATGATTGAGTTGTAGGTGTATGGCGTGATGAATACCATTCATCAATCATATCATTGATAGGTTGTATTGCATCGATAGCGACTAGTAATGTATGCGCCTTTTGAAGCGTCGCCTTTGTAGCATTGTCCTTGACTTTATCGATTACATGTTGGTATTGTTCTAAGAAGAACATGATTATCTCCGGTGTGGATGGTAGGTTAAAATATACAGTCATCTGGATCGATGTTTGTACGTATTGTAGTATAGTTTTCTGTCGTAGGTTTGTCAATAGTTTTGGGCATTGGTCTTGGGTTTATAGTTATTTCCTCCGGTACGTACCGACCATCAACCATTTTGTCCTTGATGTCCATCCAGGGGTTATGTACTCCTAGGTGTTCGCGCTCTTTTATTACTCGCATCATTCTCGCATAGTTTTGTGGTTCGCGTTCCTGCATTCGCAACTGAGATTGACGACGGTCGGTAACGTGAAATGCGTGCAGTGTGATTCTGGCATCGTTAGTCATTCTGGTTAACAAACTTTTGTAGTCACCCATGTTTGGGTATTTCTGTGTAGCCCCATCGCATGTGCATCGGGCAGCGCACGTGTGGACCTTAAATTTCTTTTGACTAAGAATGGTAAAATGGGCGCTTACCCTACGTGTCCCCTCATTCATCATGCAGTCATCGCAGAATATGTAGTTATTGATTTCCATACCATTGCCACCGGCATCACGTACTACCTCCTTGACCTCCTCAACTACATGCCCTAGCGTTGGTGGGTATTTATGTAGCTTCATGCATATGTTTAGAATTGCCTTGTGCAAATGAACATCTTTGACACGCTCCATAGCATGTTCCCATAGAGGATAGACCTCAGTCTTCCACTCCTCTTTTTTGTTGAAACTAGCAGCAAACATATCGAGTGCTATGTTGAGCATATGTGGATTAGCCATTATTACCTCCAATAATATTACCATCTTCATCAAATGATGGGATAGCCGTAGAACGCTTCTGAACGCTCTTTGGCAATGCCGGCATTGCCTTCTGTTGACTGAGCGCGTAGTTTGCGTCCAGTTTCTTTGTGGACACCACCACGGCAGGATTTACCATCCCCTTGTTGCGTAGATACACAGCACGGTAGTGGTCAGACTCAAACAGCCAATCAAATACACTTAGTGCCGCTGCCCATTTGTTGTCGCGTACTACCTTGGAGAGCGTACCCAGATCGACTGCGCTTATCATTGTCAGTTGCCCACCATGCTTTTCATACAAGTTCTTCCAGTACGACAGCATGTCATGTACCATTGGATTTGTTTTGCAGTAGTCATAGAGTGACTGCTTGGTTGATGGGTCAACAGGTATGGGTTCATTGTCAATGAGAAGAACTTGACCTTCCCCAACAACACCACTAATATTTTTACTATTAGTACTATTAGTGTTGGTGGTAATAGGGGTAGTATTTTTTGGTTCTGCTATATTAGTACTAATATTAGTACTATTAGTACTATTAGTGCAAGAATCGTGCCAAACTTGATGCAGTCTGAGAATCTCTTCTGCGCCTTCGGTGACAGCGACCCTTCCTCCACCCTTGAATACAATCTCTGTACCCAACTTGTTTGGTGCTGTGTATACCATCGTCGATAGGTTAACCAGTGTCTTCTGCTTTGAAGATATGAGTGTCAATAGAATCATTGCTCACCTACCAGATACTCAACTGTGGTAACATCGTACGTCCAAGTATTCATTACATCTAGGTACACTTTCATTGAACCATCACATGGGATTCTGAACGTGCCTGCGTGCTGGTAATACTCATTGACGCTCCCTGTCTCGATGACCTGTGGGCAGTTGTCACAACATACAGACTGGCTATCATCTGATACCTCATGGA